TATGGCGTAGCAACTGGTGGAGCCACTTCAGCCAACATAACAGTAGGTGGAATCTCTTACACGATGTTGACGTTTACTGCATCGGGGACGTTAACGGTTACCACTCCTGGTTTGTTTGACGTCCTTGTTGTGGGCGCTGGTGGTGGTGGTGGAACAACTTATGGTGGAGGTGGCGGTGGGGGTGCCCCATGTCAACAGACCATCTATTTGAATGCCAACGCTTATATCACCATTGGAGCAGGTGGCGCTGCTAACCGTAACGGTAGTGCAACTCTTCTTTCTTCTACCGCTACAACTGTTTTAGGTTTGACAGGATTTGGTGGTGGAGGTGGAAGCACTGCTGGTACTGCTGGACTTCCTGGTGCATCTGGTGGTGGAGGTGGTGGACAAGATTCTCCAGGAGCAGGTGGACTTGGTGGCTCCGCACAAGTGGATGGTTTGACTGGAAAGGCTGGTGCTGGTGGTAGCAACAACGCACCAAACCCAGGAGGTGGCGGTGGTGGATACTCTGCTGCTGCTTCTGGAGGTAACGGTGGTGCTGGATTTGACGCATCATCATGGCGTGGAGAGGCTGCCCTAACCACTCGCTATTGTGGTGGTGGTGGTGGCAGTTCTGGTGGTACTGGTGGCGCTGGTGGTGGTGGCAACGGAGGTTCAGCAGGAACAGCAAACACTGGTGGTGGCGGTGGAAGTGCTTCCGCAGGTGGGTCTGGAATCGTCTTAGTAAGGTTTAGGCTCTCGTAATGGCACATTTTGCACAGGTAGTAGAAAATAGGGTTACACAAGTAATTGTCGTGTCCAACGATGATTGCGGTGGAGGTACTTTTCCAGAAAGTGAGCCGATTGGTCAAACTTTCATTGCTTCCCTTGGTCTTGAAGGACAATGGTTGCAAACCTCATACAACAACAATTTTCGTGGTTGCTATGCTGGTATTGGGTTTGAGTACGACCCTATTCTTGATATATTTATTGAACCAACTTATTAAGGAGTAATTAATGAGCGCACAGTATTTTGCACAAATTGATGACAACAACGTCGTCACTCACGTCGCGGTGGTCATGGAGGATTTCCTCAAGGCTAATCCAGAACGCTATCCAGGACGTTGGGTTGAGACCTTCTTTGATACTGAAGGAAAGACCTACGCTGGTGTTGGTTTTATTTACGACGAAGAAACAGAAGATTTCACCCCACCAGTAATGCCAGAGGTTACTGAATAATGCCTCTGTCATCTGTTCTTGGAGCAAGTTCGGCAATTCGCCCAGGTGTTTGCACGTCTTCTACACGCCCATCAGTTCCTTACACTGGTCAAACAATCTTTGAGACTGATACCAAGCGTTTAGTTATTTATGATGGCGCATCTTGGGTATATGTAGCCGACGCCGATACTCCTCCTGGGCTGGAGTTAGTAAAGGCTCAAACATCATTTACGACCGCTTCAACAATAACTGTTGACAACGTATTCACATCGGCTTTTACAAACTATAAAATTATTGTAAATTGCGCTGCATCAACCACATCCAACGCACAAATGAGACTGCGGGGAAGTGGGTCAAGCATCAGCACTAGCACTTACAATGCTGTGTATTTGCTTGTAACCACCGCAAGCACAATAGCAAGACTAGCAAACCAAACAGAGTTCCGTTTTGGTACATTTGAGACAACTAGAAATTATTACGAAATTACTATTGGTGCTCCGCAACTTGCCCAAGCCACCACTTTTATGTCCGAAGGTCTTATAGCAGAGGGCGCAAACTATACGACTATGCGGCAAGAATATTGGCGCGGAGCAAACACAAATGCTACGGCCTATGACGGCATTGAAATTTATCCAAACACGGGAACATTCACAGGAACATACGCCATTTACGGATATAGGATTTAATAAATTACTAAGTAAACTACGGTATACTTAAGAAGTCAGGAGATATTAATGGCAACTTTTAGCAAAGTAAAACTGTCTGGTAGTACCAATGGTCGTGGTATTTCTATTTCCCAGACTGGAACCCTTGGCAACACTATTCATGCTACGGGAACCTCGTCTAGCACTTTAGATGAAATCTGGCTATATGCCAACAACACTCATTCTTCTGCCGTAACTTTGACCATAGAATTTGGTGGAGCAACGACGACAAGTGACCTCATTCAAGTTTCTCTTCCTGCTACCCCATCTGGACTTGTTCTTGTTTGTCCAGGTTTGATTTTGAGCGGAACTGGCGCTGCGGTAACAACGGTTACGGCTTTTGCTGGAACAGCAAGCAAGGTTGAAATCTTTGGATTTGTTAACCGAATTGCATAAGGATTAGTACATGAGCAGGTACGCTGCTAGAACTCAGCAAGGCGCAATTGGGAATTGGGGAAAATCCTCAACCTTTGGTTTTGTTGACAGTTATGGAATTGCAAGTAATGCAAGTACTGCCATTACTGTTAGTAATAAACCTTATCGTTTAATTACGTTTACATCAGATGGTACGTTAACTGTTACTACTGCTGGTCTCTTTGATTTCATCATTATTGGTGGTGGTTCATCTGGAGAAACTTCTTGGAATGGTAACGGCAGACCTGGTTCTGGGGGTGGAGGAAGTGGTGGTTATCTTGAAACCACTCTATATCTACCTGCTACAACTTATTCAGTTGTAATTGGTGTTGGTGGTGCAAACCCCGCAACCCAAATAGCATACAATTTTGGAACAGCATCAACAGTTACACCCAGTGGTGGTCAAGCCATTCTTGTGAATGGTTCAGCAAGTGGAAAAGGTGCTGCTCCTGCATGGTCTAGTAGTAACGCTGCACCTTACCCACTACAAGGTGGGACCAATGGCGGCTCTGGCAATAGCACTAGCGGTGGTGGGGGTGGAGGACTTGGTAGTGCTGGTAGTGCCGCTGCTGGTAGCACTGGTGGCGCTGGCGGTTCAGGAAAAGACATTTCTCTTTGGCTTGGACAGTCTGCTGGCACCACTCTTGTTGGAGGTGGCGGAGGCGGTGCAAGTAATACACAAGGATTTGGAGTAGGGGGAAGCGGAGGCGGTGGAGGCGCTGCACCAGGTACTGGAGTGGCAAACGCTGCTGCAAACACTGGTGGTGGTGGTCGTGCTGGTTCAGATACGGATGCAGGAAACGGCGGTTCTGGTGTCGTTTATGTAAGGTACAGGTCATGAGTCAACGTTTTGCACAAGAAAAAACAAAGTATTTTATTGTTTTAACATTTGCTGCTAATTAATCGCTATGGCACGACGTAAGCCAGGTCTTCCTGCTGGACGTAAATCGCTAACGGAGCGAATTAATGAAAGCATGGCTGAGATTGACGCTCAGCGTGAGCGTACTCGTCAGCAAGTCGCTGGTAAGACGGTTCCTGGTGGTGCCGAAGTTGATGATAGTGGTCGGGCATTAGTTGACACTACGACTGGTCGTGAAGTAAGTCGTGAAGACTTGCCCATTTTTTCTACGGTTCACGTTGCCCAGATTGCCAACAAACCAGATGACCCAAGTAACTATGGTCAAGGACCTTCAGCAAGCACCAGGCTTTGCTCACACAAGTTTATCGTTGACCAGCCAATGATGGACTTATACGGAGCCAAAATGGGTTACGCATTGGTTCGTTTCCACAAACATGGGCGCAATGGAACTGATTATGTATATGGCCCTATGGACGTAGGCGTGTACGAAGCGTTTGCTAGAAGCAACTCTAAAGGCCATTTCATTAATACAACGCTTAACGGCTACGGGTATCGCCCAGCAGCGCAAACACCATACGCAAATGAGTTCTCTGACTTCAGTACGCCTAGTGGAACGGACGCTGCTGGCATTAGACTGTAACCATGCGTAAAATCATTGGTTACACGGCATTTTGGTTGTTTGTTGCATCTGTAGCAAATACCATTTGGGCGCTTTCTGTATACAACCGTTCTTTTTTAGTGACGCTACCTCTTTCATTTATTCTTGGACATTACGTATTTAAGGGAACAATGAACCTTGTTCAGGGCGTTGGTTTTATTTATTGGGTTACGCGAGACACCCATAAGGGCTTTTCATTATCTATTGGTTTTATGAGAGAGACTGATTACCCGTGGCGTACAGGTCGTGGATTACAAATTGGTATTGGTAAGTACGTATCTCAATTTGGCATTTGTAAACGAAATAAACCTCAAAATGAGATAATGGGTTTGACAATGGCTGTTAAAGGCCGTGAACTACAACACAAGCCCAAGGAGATTAGGGAATGGCGCTAAACCTTTGGAAGAAGATTACTACAAAAGAATTACCGTCTACACGGATTGGTCGTATGGACCTTCCGTCTTTGATGAATTGGTACGAAACAACCTTGATGGAGTTGGGTGCTAGTTTTGATAAGCACCGTTATCACAACGGAACTTACTCTGATTTAGACGAAGTATTCCAAATACTAGAGGACCTACATTACGAAATAGGCAGCCGTGCAGAACGAAACGGATGAACTAGAGGAGCCACTTGATATTGAGGAACTCTCCCCAGAACTAGATGAGGCATCTACAGAGTTTGTAGACCACCTTGTAAAGAAGTTAATTATCTTTACTGAAGAGTTTTGTGACATTGAGTTTTTCCCATACCAGATACCAATTGCCTACCGTTTGATTGAATCCATCATTCTTGGTGATGGTGACGAAGTTACTGTGATTGGTTGTCGTCAGTCGGGTAAATCAGAAGTTCTTTCTGGAGTAATGGCTTCTATGATGGTCATTCTTCCAAAGTTGGCACCCGTCTATCCAATGTGGTTGGAAAAGTTTGAAAAGGGTTTTTGGTGCGGTGTATTTGCCCCAACTGAAGACCAGGCCGATACTGTGTTTAGTCGCATTGTTACCAAGTTGACAAGCGAACATGCTCTCAACTTTTTGCTTGACCCAGAGATTGACGACAAGGCCGCTTCTGGTGGCGCTCGTGGTAAGGGCAAGATTATTACATTGAAGAACGCTGGGTCACTTTGCCGTATGCAGACTTGCAACCCAAAGGCAAAGATTGAATCAAAGACTTACCATTTTGTGCTGGTTGATGAGTGTCAAGAAGCCGATGAGTTTATGATTACCAAATCAATTAAACCGATGTTGGCGTTCAACAACGGAACGATTTGCTTGACTGGAACTGCTTCTCGCAACAAATCATACTTTTACAAGATGATTCAATTTAATAAAAGGCGTTTGGTAAACGGTGGTAAACGGCACCGACAAGCACACTTTGAATACGATTGGCGTGTTGCTTCTAAGTACAACAATAACTACGGGAAGTTTATTTCCAAAGAACGTGTTCGTATTGGTGAAGATTCAGACGAGTTCCAAATGTCGTATTGCAACAAATGGATTCTTGAAAAAGGTATGTTTATTACCGAAGAACGGCTTGAGCGTTTGTTTGACCAAAGCATGCCACTTGTTAAAGAGTGGTGGAGAACTCCAGTGGTTGCTGGTATTGACGTTGCTCGTTCTAACGACTCAACCGTTGCTACCGTGGTTTGGGTTGACTGGGACCATCCAGACGCTTTTGGGTTCTACGAACATCGTGTACTTAACTGGTTAGAAATTAATAACCAAGAGTGGGAACAACAGTACTTTGAAATAGTGGACTTTTTAAGGCACTATTCGGTAATCCGATTGGGCGTTGACTCTCAGGGTGTTGGTGGTGCTGTGGCAGAACGTCTCCAGTTGCTGTTGCCCGATATTGAGGTAATCGCTATGTCGTCTGACTCAAAGGCGCAGCACGAACGGTGGGTACATTTGACAGAACTCATTCAGCGTGACCAGTTGATTATTCCAGCCCATTCTAAGGCACGGCGTACACGACCTTGGAAGAGGTTTAACCAGCAAATGTCAGACCTTGAAAAGGTTTACAAAGGTCCGTATCTTTTGGCTGCCGCCCCTGAAGAAAAGGGAGCCTTTGACGACTACCCAGACTCATTGGCTCTTGCCTGCGCTATGACTGTCCACGAGACTATGCCAGAGGTACAGGTCGGCATATCCCCGTTCTTTCGGTAGAAACTACTAAAAAATGATAAAGTAGACGTAAGAGATATCCACCTTTGGAGGATTATAAAATGCAAGACCCCACCGTGAACATGTCCATTGCTCCGCAGAACCCGTTTCCCGAAGCGCAGCGCAACGTTTTTGAACGTTCTATGGCACCAAGCATCCCTGGTAACAAGGGGCCGCTTCGCTTTGAAGAGGGCGTGGCAACTGACACTGACATTCCAAACGACTTCTCAATTGGTGCATATTTTGACACCGCTCCGTCGCCCATGCGTCAGAACCACAACAACCCAGAGATGTTCTATAAGCATCCTGAGGACACCATGCGCGAGCGTGCCCACGTGGGTTCGGCTTCGTGGATTGAAGCCCCTGCCCTTCTTAGTGACTTTGTGACGGGTGCTATGGCTGGTGACGGGATGCCAACGTTTGAGATGGAGATGAATCCAGGTACTCACGTAAACAGGCCAAATCCGACTGTCGTTTTTGACTGATTAAAGCCTATAAAGGCTTAGCAGGTAACGGCTGTGGCTGGTGAAGGCGCTTCTCCTAGAGGTAGAAGTAGTGACCCTAGAAAGGTCATTATCCCGCTGACAACCTCCCTCTCTGGTATCCCTATTGCAGGGTCATACCAGGGAGGAGGTTTGTATGACTTCTCCGCAATGAAAAAGGCCCGTTGGTCTGAGTTTTACGGTTCTCAGCATGAGCACAAAAACCTTGGATATGACTACAACTTTAAAAATAGGTTTGTAGCCAGCGACACTGGTCGTCGTCTTGGGTTTATTGGAAACGTTGGTGGTTACCAAACTGTACGACGAGAATCAAGTAGTGCAAAGGTAGTACAAGAACCTACTGATGTTTTTAAACCGCACCAGCCTTTTACAAAAATTAAAGGTGCTGGCGTAAGTCCACGAATTCGTTTTATTGACACTGCTCGTATGCGAAGCAGGGCAAAGTTCTTATACAACAAGGCAAACCCAGCCAACATTAATGAATTGGACATTCAGCGACGACTTGATTACAGCGAAGTTAAGCAGGTTCGTAATGAAAACTTTGGCCCTACAGACAAGGGCACTGGGTTTGGCAGGTTGCGGTGAGCGATTTTTGGATTGCAGTCATTGTTGCGCTTATCCCAGTAGTAGGTGGGGGCGTTGGTTGGCTCATCAAATTCATGCTTGAGTTTAGGGATGAAAACAGGGCAGACCATAACGTAGTCATGGAAGCCATCACAGAATTAAAACAAGATGTTCGTGATGTGAAGGGTGACTTACATGACCACATGGCTTGGCACGTTACTAAGAAAAAGTAAGGATTTATATGAAGCAACTACAAAATATCACTCTTCGTATTCTTGCAACATTTGCCGCAAGCGGTCTTGGAGTTATCGGAGCGGGAACAATCGCTGGAGTACCCGTGTGGAAGGCAGTGTTTATGGCTGGCATTGCGGGTGTGGCAACCGTAGTTGAGGGATTGTCTCGTGAGTTTTTGGATGATGGAAAACTTGACCTTGACGAGATTAATGAAGTGTTTTCAAAGGTTGACAAGAAGGCACCCAAGAACGAGGAAGTGTGAAAAAGAAAATCTTTTTTATTTCTTTGTTATTTTTAACCGCATGTGGTTACGACGGTTCATACCGCTATCCATGTCAAGACCCAGAAAACTGGAATTTAGATGAATGTAATCCACCAATCTGCGAGGTAGATGGAGCATGTACAGAGACCTTACTTGGATTCAATCCATCAGAAACAACTATCGCAGACACCGTTCCAACCGAGGAGACAGTAGCACCGTGAAGCAAAGACTTACCCCAGAAGAGATGGACTCAAGACTTAAGTTTGTCGTCGGCTGTGTTTTGGCTGGCGTATTAACTATTACTACGATTGGCGTTCTTTACGCTCTTGTGTTTGTCACCCAGCCCATTGGCGCTCAGGCAGAGAATGACAAGATGTTCTTTGGAGTGCTGTCCAGCGTGGCAACTTTCATCACTGGTACACTGGCTGGTCTAATGATTTCTACTGGTAGAAATAAAGAAAATAATACTGATACAGAGGAGAATACCAATGCCTAAGAAAGCCCCCTGGGATTACATTGTTCCCGTTGTTATGCCACTTGACCTTCAGGGAGTTGTGCCTGGAAAGTTGCCGCCAAAGTTGCTGAAGCCAGCAGTTGGTGGTGGCAAGTTGCACCATCTTGCAGCAAACGCATGGGCGGCAATGGTTGCCAAGGCTAAGGCTGATGGCGTTGAGTTGAAGCCGACTTCAGCAGGTGACACATACCGCGAATACGAACTTCAAAAGAAGGGTTTTCTTTCGCGCTATCAGAATGAGCCAATTGCTGGTGTGAAGCCAAAGGATTTTGAAGGCAAGAAATGGTACCTCAAGAAGGGTCAGGCCCCCCTTGCAACGCCTGGGAAGAGCATGCACAACCTTGGGTTGGCTGTAGACGTTCACTCAGCCGCTGAAGAGAAGCGCATTAACTGGCTTATTGCCAATGTTAAGACTTTTGGTTTCTCGTGGGAAGTCGTTCCTGAAGAACCGTGGCACATTCGTTATGTTTGTGGCGACAACGTTCCTCAGGCAGTGGTAGAGTTCAACCAACAGCAGAAAGCGGTTTAACAAACACACTACAACTTGGAGCACAATTTGGACAGTTCATCACTGATAACTGATTTACTAAACCCACAACGAGAACATAAGCAAGTAAATTGCAAACTGGGTAAGTTGTTGGATAGTTTGTCAAGCGAAGAGTCTGACGCAATTAACAAAGCGATTGAGATGATTCGTACAACGCAATACCAAGGGAAAAACAAAACATATAGTACTGTATGGCTTTCAAAGGTTCTCCGTAAAAACGGATACCCTATGAGCGTAAGTACTGTTCAACGACACGTTAACAAGGAGTGCTCCTGTGACCAATCTGACCAATGACTTAAACGGACCAGAACGCAAAGAGCGTGTCATTGGTCAGTTAATTGATTTGCTGAACAGAAAGAACATCAGCATTGATGACATAGGTGACGTAAAGCGCGTATCTATTTATCAGTCTCTTACCAAGAACGAGGATGGTGAAGCAGAGGTTCATGACCTTGCAGCCATTCAGTTTTCTCCTACTTGGGATAGTGGTCCTAAGTGGCCTGTGGTTCATCAAGGTCCTTCATATAAGTTGCCACCTAAGAAGGCAATTAAACGAGAAAAAGCAACGTACAAAAAGGACGTCATTCTTCCTGACATGCAGATTGGTTACTACCGTGGAAGAAGCGGAGAACTTGAACCAACGCACGATGAGAAGGCAATTGAGATTGCCATTGAACTTATCAGGCATGTCAACCCAGTAACGATTGTTTGCTTAGGCGACAACCTTGATTTGCCTGAGATGGGTAAGTACCTCACTACACCTGCGTATCAGCAGACTACTCAAGCAACAATTGACCGAGCAACACTTCTTTGTGCTCAGTTGCGTGAGGCTGCACCAAAGGCAAAGATTGTGTGGCTTGCAGGCAACCACGAAGAGCGCATGCCTAAGTACCTTCTTACCAATGCAGCAGCCGCATACGGGTTGCGTAAGGGAAACACTCCAGAGTCATGGCCTGTTCTTACAGTTCCATACCTTTGCCGAATGGATGAGTACAAGGTTGATTACCGACCTGGTTACCCAGCATCTG